GAGGGCTGATATCGGCCATCTGGAACCTCCTGTCTGAGGGTGGGTTGCGACGCCCAAATCCTCTCAGACAGGAGGCTAATCACGCGACCTCGCCGTTCCCGCCGCGATAGCGGCTTCGTTCAATCCCCAAAATGCTCGACCCCTCAAAAAATATGCCAAAGTAGTGCTAATTAGTCCATCTTGAAGAAGTGTTGTATCTTTGGCGCCAGCGCAATTAGCGCTGCGATGATCGAAAGTAGCAACGCGAATGCCTTAAGCATGTAATCAGTGGATGGGAGATGAGAGACGCGTTCCTCGACACGAGCCAGAGAGACTTTCTGCTCATTTAAGTCATGCCGAATCTGACGAACATCAGCCTTTACGTCCGCAACGTCGCGCTTGATGTACTCTACGTCCGATTCGAGCCGAGACAGTCGTGCTTCCATATCGTCCATCCCCCCACCGCCGCCGGAAACCGACGTTCCGCGAGATCTTTGACCACCACTCGCTGAAGCGCCGCCCGGTATGACGCGCAGGCTATTCCTATCCATTTGATTTCACGTTTGGGGCTGCTTCCTCAACATTGACCGTTCTGATCTTATCCACGAGTAGGTCACGTAAGGCGACCATATCCTGAAGCGACATGGTTATTGCGACATGGAACACCGGTGTGCCTCGTTCGCCTGCATCATTGAGTGGCGGTCCCAAGTGTCCGAACGCCAAGCGAGCATTCGTGCCCTCGCCATGAATTACAAATCTCGACGCTGGGTATTCCACTATATGGGAGGCGAACGCCGCCGCCCATTCTTCTGGAGAAATATTTCCGAGAGCCCCCGGTCTTGCATCATTGGCCATTGCAACGCCTCTTTCGAGACATTGATCATACAGCCAATGACTTGGGGGACAAGAGGCGGTATCGAAAAGTTCCGCTTACGACGCGGCGAATTTCAAAAGCTTGATCGCCTCGAAATTCTGCACGCCGCCGCCGACCCGCTTCGTCGTATAGAACAGCACATAGGGCTTGGCGGAGTAAGGATCGCGCAGCACGCGAATGCCGACGCGATCGACGACCACATAGCCGCGCTCGAAATCGCCGAAGGCGATCGAGAGCGAATTGGCGGCGGGATCCGGCATGTTCTCGGCTTCGACGACGGGGAAGTTCATCAGCGAGGCGGCGCCGTCGGCGGTGGCGGGCGGCGCCCAGATATAATCGCCGGTCGTCGTCTTGAACTGGCGCACCATCGATTGCGCGCGGCGTCCCATCACGAATTTGCCATTCTGGCGGAAGCCGGCGCGCAGCGCATAGACGAGATTGATCAGCGCGTCGGAAGGGTCGGTCGCAGCGAAGGCGCCGGCGGCGCCAGTCGCTACATAGCCGATATTGCCCCAGCTCCAGCTCGCGTCAGCGACCGTGGTGTAGGAGAGAAAGCCCTTGGGCTTGTTGACGCCGTCGCCGGCGACGAAGGCGGCGCCTTCCTGTTCGGCGAAGGCGGTCTGCACTTCCTCCGCAATCCATTGCTCGATGTCGACGACGGAATCATCGAGCAGCGCCTGAGTCGCCGCCGGCATGGCGTAAAGCTCCATGGCCGGAAAGGTCATGTCGGCGAGCTGCTGATTGCCGGTCTGCGGTCGCGGATCGGCTTCCGCCACCCATCCAGCCACGGGTCCGGTCGTCGAGAAGGCTCGGCGTAGCGACGCGCCGGAGATTTCGCGCACGCTGGAGATGGCGCGGATCGGCGAGAGTTTCGCGAGCCTACGCAGCACTTCGCGTTCGGTCGGCAGCGGCACGAGATAGCCGCCGTCAGGTCCAGAGCCGCGCGACAGCGCCTTGGCTTCAAGCGCCTTCAGGCCGCTCGCTTCGCCGGAACGCATATAATGATTGAAGGCGCTCTTATGTTCGCGGCCGCTCGCGTCATCGATGAGCTTGCCGCCGATACGTGGCCGCGACATTTCCAGCGCGAGGCGATCGAGCCGGCTCTTGGTGTCGTCGAGCGCGTGGTCGATGCGCGCGAGCTTCTCCTCGGTGATAACATCGGCGCCCAGCCGGTTCTCGAGTTGCGCCAGACGCTCGTCATTCGTCTCCTTGAAGGCGCTGAAGGCGCGATTGAGATCGGCGAGAATGTCGCCGCCGGCGGATTTCGTTTCGATTGCTGACATGTGTAGAGCCTCGTGCTTATGCGGGTAAAAAAACCGCGCGGCTCGGGCCGGCGGGTGTCGTCCGCGTTGGGGAAGTCCGTCTCAGAAGTTTCGTTTGCGCCCGACGGCGAGAGCGCGGATCGATTGCCTGAGCGTCTGCTCAGGGATTACCGGACATGCGTCGCAGCGCATGCGTGAATTCAAGCGCGGCGCGCTGCGCCCTCAGGCGCGTAAGCTTCGCGCCTAGCGCCTCCACGCTCGGCGCCGTGTTGTGGCTTTGCTTCACCGCGCCAATGCGCGCCTGCGACAGCATCGGAAAGGTGACGACAGAGATTTCCCAAAGATCGATCTCATGGAGCCGCCGCACGCCGCTCGATTTTTCCGTCGTCGCGCGCAGCGTCCGAAAGCCGATCGAAAGACCGTCGATCGCGCCCCTGCGCATCAGCGACAGCGCCTCGCGCGCCCGCGTTACGGAGAGGTCAAGCCGGCCTTCAACTTTGAGGCCACGCGAATCTTCGACGATCGAGGTCCAAAGACCGATCGGCTCCGCGGCCTGATGCTGCCACAGCATTTTCACGCCCGAGGCGCCGCGCTTGATCAGCGAACGCGCGAAGGCGCCGGCCATCACCATGTCGCCGCCGGAGTCGACGACGCCGAAGAAGCTGGCGTAGCCCGAGAATGCCCCAGCTTCATTCGCCTGTAGCAGCGGCAGTTCGGCGCGCTTTACTTCGGGCGCGCCAGCTCTCCGCAGCGGTCCCATCAGCTCTTCTCCGCCTGAGCGTTGATCGGCGTATGGCTCGCGGCGCGCGCCTCTGCCCGCAGTTGCGCCAGCAATTCGACGAAGGTCTTAAAGACGACGGAAGGGTCTTCGCGCAGTCGCGGGTTGCGCGCCCGTGGAGCCCTGACAAAATGCGGCAGCCAATTTTTCCAACTCATGAATCGCTCCTGCAGCGTCTATTGAAGCGCGCGAGTTCGCGCACGAAGGCGTCGAGGCGTCGCGTCGCCTCGCCGAGTTCCCGCATGGCGAGATAGGCTTGCGCGGTGGCGGCGCAGGCCCAGAGAAACAGCGCGAGATGCGCGAGATCGCCGCGCTCCAATATGGCGTTCAGAATGTCGGACATGAACGATGGCTTCTTTCGAGCGAAGCGCTCGTGTCGACGCGCTCCCATTCGCTTGCGCGCTCGCTCGCCAAGGCTTCGAGACGGTCGGCGTTGTAGTCGAGGCGGAAGGCGCCGAAGCCCGGCCGCAGCCAGGCCTGAAAGCTCTTCTGCACCCGCGCGACGAGCGGCAGCACGGTCTGGCGCCAGAAGGCGCGATTGGCCTCGGCGTAATTGCTGAAGGTGTTGTCGCCGGGAAGACCCAGGAGCAGCGGCGGCACGCCGAAGGCGAGCGCGATCTCGCGCGCGGCGCCCGCTTTCGACTCGGTGAAATCCATGTCCTTTGGCGACAGCGACAGCGCTTTCCAGTCGAGCCCGCCTTCGAGCAGCAGCGGCCGGCCGGCGTTGGTCGCGCCGGAGAAATTTTCCTCCAGCTCTTCCTTTAAGCGAGAGAATTGCTCGTCGGTGAGATGCGCGCCTTCCGGCCCCGCATAGACGAGGGCGCCCGAAGGCCGCGCGGAATTGTCCAAGAGCGCCTTGTTCCAGAAACTCGCGGCGTTATGCGTGTCGAGCGCCACTTGCGCGGCGGCGAGCGGCGCTCTTAAGAGGGAAGGTTATTCCGCGGTCGTTAGTTTCTCCTCGATCACACGTTGAACCTGCTTGAAGATGAAGACGTAGGCTGAGTTGCTTTCGTCAGCATTGGAGCCGCCGAAGAAAACTTTGGTGGGCTTCAGGCTCATCCACAGCTCTTCGAGGTTTTTCGCCGGATCCTCGTTTGCTAGGACGTCGGACAAAAAGTTCTTCAAGTTCACCAGATCATTGGCGCCAAATCCAGACAAGGCTTCACGAATTGCAGAGTCGAGACGCTTATGGGAATCCTCAATCGTTGCAATTTTCGCATGTGGTCGACAAAGCGCTATGTCCAATCCGACACATAGCCCCTCGAATTCATCGGACATTTCAGCGGGCATTTTCGTTTCACCTTTTAATCGAAGACAGGAAAAGCCGTTATTACCGAATATCCTTTTTTGGCTTTCTTGTCCTGGGTAATCAGGACGGCGGCGCCGTGCGTGTTCCTGAAGAATACAGAGGCGTTGCGCTTCCAAGGAGTCAATACATATGCTTCTCGTCCAGTTGGGGGATCAAAAAAAGCTTTGAGTAACACGGAGCGCGTTATTCTTCCCGAGATAACGTCTTCGACGATTGATGCGTTTTTCGCCAGAACCGAGTTTATAAGCTTATTAGCTGCTTCGACTGAAGAAAATGAACCGGCTCTCGTATCGCTCTCCGCCCATCCTCCCCAGTGTTCCTTATATGAGTTTCGGATTCGATCGCGCAATTGGTTATCCGTTTTGCCCACGTGATCGGTTACGGCATGACCCCTGTGGGAGCCTCCCTCTTCATCGCGCAAATCGACGAGCGGCTTGTCGGCTGTTCGCTGGACGTTGTTGCTAAACTCCGCTTCTCTCGACACGTTCGGGTCAACAGCGAAAGCAACCTCGCTGCTCAAATCACGTCCGCCTCTGCC